GGGCAGGGGCACAAGCTTGATCAGGGGCAGGGGCAGGGGCACAAGCTTGATCAGGGGCAGGGGCAGGGCAAGGGCTTGCATATACACTATGGCGCAACCCTGGTCGCAACCCTGGTCGCAACCCTGGTCGCAACCCTGGTCGCAACCCTGGTCGCAACCCTGGTCGCAACCCTGGTCGCAACCATATCAATATGCAATGCAGGATTGGTGCGCAAGCTTTCGGCCTGGACCTGGACCTGGACCTGGACCTGGACCTGGACCTGGACCTGGACCTGGACCTGGAGCCGGCGCTCGATCAGATCGGCGAAGACGCCCTAGCTTTTCGCGCGACAAGGGTCACTGCGTTCCCTCCAACCCCCCAAAAAATCTCACCCATGTAGAGGAACTTTATATGCTACAATAGCATATATGAAAACGACCCTCTCCCTGACCCTGTCAGAACAAGACAAAAAGCGGCTAAAACCAAACGTATCAGCTAAAATCAATGCCATCATAAAGGACTTCACAGACACGGAGGCCCTAACACAACGCTTAGCAACAAGCAGGACAAGCTGCTTACTGGACACCAGTACCTATAAGAAGCTGCAAGACCTGGAAAAGAAACTCAATCACCCCATTCCCAAGATAGTTCTGGCAATGCTGGAGCTAACGCCAACTAAGTCACAGGAAGGAGCACCATATGAACCCTAAGATACCTGTCACACAGAGGGACGGTCTAAGGGACCTGTCAGCTAAGGTAGGAAAGCCGATCACAGAATTGGTAGAAATGGCCATAACAAGGGTGTTGGAAGGGGAAACGACCCTGCCCCTAGTGGAAAGGGTGGAAAGGGTAGGAATCTCAGTCTATCTCCCATACGACAAAGAAGTAGCCCTAAAAACACTGTCAAAGGAGAGTGGAGTGTCTGTCGAAGAAATCTATAGGGTAGCCATCAGAGAACTACTGAAGTCAGCCCAATCCCTGATAGACAAGGCCCACGACCTGGCCGCAACCCAGGTCGCGCAGCAGAGAAGGAAGGCGGACCTGCTCAGGAGGGACGAAGCGCTGATGGCCAGAAGGGAGGCACTGACGGCCAAGCAGGAAGCAGAGACCGAGACAGAAGACGAAGACCCAGACGAGGAAGCACCAAGGGCCTATACGAGGGGGTTGAGGAAAAGTAGACACCATTAAAAGCTACGACCAGTGCTGTGTCTGCCTGCGGCAGATACAGCCTCAGCCACAAGCCGCCAGCCACTACACACTACCCTGCTATTTGACAAGATAACACCAAGCCACTACACTCCCCGGAAATAACCGAAGTGGAGGCGTGGGTGGAAGTCAAAGAGAAACCGGACCTGACCAGTGTGAGAACGCTGGTCAAGTCGGTCTCCCCGTTAGCCAGAGCCCTGAAGCTGACCCCGAACGCGATCTACCGCTGGATAGCAGTCAATCGCATTCCAGGGACGCACGTCGTGAAGGTGTGTAACTTCTATGACATAGAAGTAAGCGACATCCTGCCCCTGACAGGCTCGGACACGAACAATGAAACCAACGTGGTCCTGAAACCGAGAAGCGTCCTGAAAACACTCATGGACGTGTATCAGGGCACAATCACGCTGGACCAGGCCGTTACCCTTACCGGCTCCTCGAAAATCTCCCTGACGTTGATTCTGACGCACTGGGGCGACGAATTACCGACCCTGTACACGACGCTGGAGCAGTTGGACCAGAAACGGATCGACCTCGATGAAGCGTGCAGGCGCTTGAAGGTGGCGAAGTACACGCTGCACGGAATCCGTAGGAAATACGGGTATGCACCGGGGCCAATAACACGGACCAGGCCCCTGCCAACGCTGCCAGCCCGAAGGGACAAGAACAGGGAAGTGGCCCTGGCCTGCATTGCGGGCAAATTCACGGTCAAAGACGCGGCCAGGCTGTCGAATATCTCGGAAAGAACCCTGTTCAGGGCCGTGGACAAGGTCACAACCCACAAGCTGAACGACCTTGCGAGCTGGCCAGTGGTGTTTCGAGAGGCACTTGTGAGTGAAATCGAGGGCAAAACACCTCCGATTGTGGCAAAATGGCTTGAATTTGCCCGTTCTCAGCGGCTTTTCGTGGGGAAAACCCCGAAATACCCCCAAACACCTGCAAGTTGGCGCTCTCTGCCCCTGAAACGACTGTTGGTAGGGGTCCTGCTTGGGGAGGGGACGCTGGAGGAGGTTGCGGAGTCGAGGGGGGCTGACCCGAAGATATTGCGCAGCCTATTCACCGGGGACCTGAAGCCATTGGACCTGACTTTTGAACAAGTGGAGTTCCTTCCACTGACACACCAGATCGCTCTCGCTGAAATACTGCTGGCAATGATGGATAGGAAGAGAAAGGTAGCAGAATGAAGACTCTGATAGTGGGCCAGACACCAGAAATGGCCAAGGAGTTCAAGGAGAGCAATGAATTCCTCTTCCCATTGGAGGGTGCGAAGGTGATCACGACCCATTGGGACATCCCAGCGGAAGACCATCTGACAGTGTACCTGGTAGGGGACTGGGAGATTGGGGAGTACTGGTCTGACATCTTGTCAACGTTGCGTCGTCGGGCCAACCTGTATGTAGTTAAGATGTTTATTGCCAGCGAGGTGGTATGAAGACTTTCATTTTTGGGGGTACGAGGGAGCAGGCTGAGTCTTACAAGAACCGGAACTTCCTGTTCTCGGCAGCCATGGTCAGGGATGCGCGCTGCCTTGTAGGCGCGGGCATGTGCGAGGTGCATCTTGTGGGGACTTATCAGCGCAACCCGCAATGGGAGGCTGTTCGGGCTGAGCTGAGTGCGCTGAGGAACTTTGGCATGGTCACGATCCATATCGAGGAGTGGGCAGAGTGAGTGAGACGCCCCAGGTCAGCACAACATGGACAGCCAATGACATACCTGGGCCAACCATTGAGGCTATCAAAGCCCTGCAGAAATGGATGGAGGAGATCTACATCATAAAACCAGGCGATGCGGAGTACTTCCAGAACCCCGACTATAGCCAGTGCCAAGATGATTGACGAATCCAAGATGGCCAAGATCAGTGCCCCGGCTGCTGACAGCAGGGACCTGAAGGCCCACCTCAAGGCCATGCCCACCAAGGAGCTGCGAAAACTTCTGGCCCTGGTCGAGGAGCTGCTTCCAGACACGTCCGTGCAAAAGGTCAAGGACCTGGACCTGGAAGACGAGCTGATGCAGCAGTACACCAAGACCAAGGAACTGATGGATGAGTGCATCGGCGACCCTGAGATTGCACCGAACCAGAAGGCCCAGGTCGCAAACAGTGTCGTGTCCACGCTCGGTCACCTAGTGAAGCTGCAAGAGGACCTGCGCCTGCAGCAAACCCTGAAGCTGATGGAGACCACCCTGATTGACGTGATCAAGACCCTGCCAGTTGAGGTCAAGGAGGAGTTTTTCTCCGAGTACGAGACGCGGGCGCAGAAGGCGGGGCTGACATGAGCAGGACATGCGCAGCAGTCGTACCTGGCTGTGTCCGTAAAGCGGACACTGGCGGAAAGGTAGCCTGACATGGGACAAGTCCAGAAGAGTGTCTTCCGTAACCACTTCCTGCGCCTGAAGGCGGGCGCGTCCCAGGCCACAGCCCTGTCCGAGGTCTCACGCTGGATTACGGACAACACCTTTCTGGCTGGCAGGCACTATTCGTATCGGCACCACGAGTATCAGCCGAGAATTCTGGACAGTACGGCCCGAGAAGTAGTAGTCAGGAAGTGTAGCCAGGTCGGGATTTCGGAGTTGGCCGTGCGCAAGGCATTGGCACTGTGTGGGATGATCAAGGACTTCACAGTGATCTACACCCTGCCCACAGCCACTTTCGCCTCGGTGCTGGCCAAGACGCGGGTGAATCCGGTCATCAACGAGTCCCCGTACCTGAGCGAGATGCTGACCGGGACAGACAGTATTGAAGTGAAGCAGTTTGGTTATGGCTCCTTTCTGTACCTGAAGGGGGCGGCGTCGAGTAATGCGCCAATCAGTATCCCTGCCGATTTTCTGGTGCATGATGAACTCGACTTCAGTGATCCTCTGGTAATCAGCCAGTATCAGTCACGACTGACGCACTCACCCCACAAACTGAAGCTGAAACTGTCAACCCCCACCCTGCCAGGCAAGGGGATTGATTATGAGTTCTCACGGTCAAAGAGGCACTTCAACTTTGTGAAGTGCAACCACTGCAACCATTACTTTGTCCCGCACTATTACGATCACGTCAAAATCCCCAAGTACACCGGGGAGTTGATGGACATCAACAAGAAGAATATCCACCGGGTGCAGTATGAGAATGCCCATGTGGTGTGCCCGAGTTGTGGCAAGAAGCCCAGCCTGCTGCCCAAGCATCGGGAATGGGTGTGTGAGAACCCTGACGATAATCACCTGGCAGAGGGGTTTCAGGTCAGTCCGTTTGACGCGCCCATGATCATCACGCCGAGCTATCTGGTTGAGGCCAGCACGGCTTACACCAACATTGCCGAGTTCGTGAACTTCAACCTCGGCCTGCCCTTCTTCTCGAAGGAATCGGTCCTGTCCCCGGAAGAGATCAGGGGCACGATCATTGACAACCTCATCGAGGGAGCAGCCTTCGGCGTCATGGGCGTGGACCTGGGCAAGACATGTCACATCACTGTGGGCAAGTGCTCGTTCGACGGATCAATGCAGGTCGTGCTCATCGAAGCAGTCCCGCTCGGCCAGCTGAAGACGCGCTACAGGCAGCTCCGAGCCCAGTACCGGGTCAGGGCCTCTGTCATCGACTCCCTGCCCTACACCGACGTGGTCCTGGCCCTGCAGGCGGAAGACCCAAACCTCTGGGCCTGTGTTTATTCACAGTCCAAAGGGGTGCACCTCTACACGGTGCATCAGACCGAGAAGGATGAGGAGAAGGGGACCCAGGACACGAGGCAGTTGAATGTCTCGAAGGACAGGACGTTCGACTCACTGATGGAGTTCATCCGATCGGGAGACTTCTCGAAGGTGTCCTGCCCCCTGGATGATGAGTTCGTGGCCCACTGCACAGACATGCGCAGGATGCGGGACTGGAACCTGCGGCAGCAGGTCATGGAGTTCAAGTGGGTGAAGTCAGAGGACGGTAATGACCACTTCTGGTTCTCGACCAGTTACGCCTACCTGGCCAAATTCATTCTCGGTACGGTCACCGGCGAGGGCGGCGGGACGTTGCCATTGGTATCAAGTTTCCGGGTGAAGCCGGTTGTGAGGGATGCAGCATGAATAAGTTTAGAGAAGTTGCCCACTTTATTATCATTTGGGTTGGCTCAATTATATGGGGTATAGGCAACTGTTTCTATGTGCTCATGGCTCTAACCTCTGTTTTGGCTAAAAAGGTTCACCCAAAGGCTGTTTATGGTAACTGCTGGAGCTATGCTATTCCGTTGTGGGTAAAGTATGGAGGGAACCTTGAGATAAGGGCAGCGGATGATAACTACTTCCTATGGATATTTCCTGTATTACACGTCAAATACATAGGGGAACTTCCAAGGAAAGGTGTCAGAATGCGTCAATTCGTGCCCATAGACAGTGAGCGTAGGACAGGGAGAGTCTTCCCGTGGTGGACCGTTTATTACAAAGGCGTGGTACGGAGAATCGACTCTCCCCATGATGCTGAAGAGGGCTGGGTGGAGGCCTCGAAACTGGAACATGAGCTGCCACAAAGCACCGATGTGCGCAGTTAACACATGCAGCCTGCCAACCTGTGTGCAGTGTGTGCCTAAATAGCCACCGGCTATTGTTGGGTGGTTGGTGATAGCGTAGAATGCAGGCAGTTCAAGAATATGGCAGGCACCATGAAGGCACTCCTCCCCTACGTCATCCGGCAGATGAAGCAGGCCAGCACGTGGCGAGGACTAACTTTTGCCCTGACTTCTGCCGGCATCTTCATCTCGGAAGCCATGGAGGCCCAGATCGTGGCCTTTGGCCTGGCCCTGTCCGGGCTCATCGGTGTGTTTCTGCCTGATGCCCTGGACGGTGGGGATACCGCTGAGAAAAACAGGTTGGCGGCCCAGGACATTGTCCGGTCGATCGAGGGGTAGGCAACATGGTCATGGTGGCAATGGAGTTCCGGTCTGATGTTCTCTTCATTCTGAAGAAGAGGTCACAGCACTACGGTGGCGCAATGCTCTCCTCCGGCCTGGCCAACTCAATTGCGATGCTGGTACAGATGCTTCGCTCGAACAGCATCAATGCCATCTCCAAAGAGGTGGTGGACAACAACTGCATCGACAGGTTGGTGACCATGTGCCGGCCACGTGTCGTGGTGATCGAAGCTCTGTGGGTTGTCCCGGAGAAGTTGGAGTTGCTCAAGAGGTTGCACCCCAGAACACAGTGGGTTGTACGGCTGCACAGCAAGTTGCCCTTTATTTCTGGTGAGGGTATTGCCATTGAGTGGGTTAACAAGATGGCCAAGCTGTACCCGTCGGTGGAGGTGGCAGCCAACAGCGTCACGATGTGTAACGACCTGTCCAACCTCTACAACGTGCCGATCAAATACCTGCCGAATCACTATGACGTTGAGCTGAAGCACAGCTACTGTCATTGGCGGACCAGCAACGGGGAGCTGAACGTGAGCTGCTTCGGGGCGGTGAGACCCCTGAAAAACCAGTTGATCCAGGCGGTTGCAGCGATAGCCTATGCCGATGCCCACAACCGGGGCCTGAAGTTTCACATCAATTCGACCAGGGTCGAGGGCTGCGCCAACTCCGTGTTGAAGAATATCCGGGCACTGTTCCCGATCACCAGCCAGCACGAGCTGGTGGAGCACCCATGGTTGTCACATGATGACTTCAAGACCCTGATCAGGACCAAGATCGACATTGGCCTCCAGGTCAGCTATTCGGAGACTTTCAACATTGTGGCGGCGGACCACATTGACTGCGGTGTGCCAGTAGTGGTCTCGGACGAGATTCTGTTCGTGCACGATGACTTCAAGGCAAGCCCCAACAGTGCGCCATCCATCACGCGGGCCATGGGCCGGGCCATGGCATCCCGCACAGGCGTTCGCCGCAACACCCGACTGCTGCAGACCTCAAACGATACGGCTGAGAAGGTGTGGAAGTCCTCATTCAACTGGGACAGGGAGTAATGTTTGACAGCACCGACAGCGTAATCGAGTTTTTTGGCGCGACCCAGCTCCCGGTCGTGGCCCCGCCAAAGGTTCGCCCTGGGTCGCAGACGTACCCGAGCTACCTCAAGACCACGACGCCATCCAAAGAGGTGCTGATCAAGACGGACCGTCGCCTGGCCAGCACCGACACCACGACCCTGCGCAATGGTCAGGACACGTGGACGGTCATCAGGGACTTCGTGGCGGCATCGCCGGATTTGTCCGCAGCCGTCTGGGCCTACGCCCGCCTCGGCCTGCCGGAGAACTTCACGGCAGTGGCCAAGAACCCGGACAACACCTTCAACCGGGAAGCCACCCTGCTGACGCAGCAGTTGATCACCCGCTTCAACCTCCTGCCTGATTACTCGACGGACGGCTTCACAGGCCCGCAGTCGATCAGGGCCACGAGCGAGTCCCTGGCCAGGGAGATCATCCACTATGGCAGTTGTGCCGGTGAGGTGGTCCTGGGCAAGGATCGGCTGCCAAAACGCATTCAGCCCATCAGCACAACTCAGATCAAGTTCGTCGCTGCCCCGGACAAGACCCTGACCCCCTGGCAATACATCGGCAACGACAAGATCGAACTGGACTACCCGACTTTCATCTACGTCGCCCTGGACCAGAGCCTTCTCGACGCCTACAGTTCTAGCCCGATCGAGAGCGCGATCAAGCCTGTGATCTACTCCGAGCAATTCTCTAACGACATCACGCGCATCGTCGGCAAGGTCATCCACCCTCGTCAGAAGGTCCGCATCAATGAGGAGCAGGTCAGGAAGTTTCTCAGCCCAGAGGCCCAGGTCGACAACGCCAAGGCTGTCGAGGAGCTGAATGCTGTCCCCTCGTCCATCGAGACGAAGATCAATTCGCTGGCCCCGGAAGATGCCTTGGTCTATCTCGACTCCCTGGAGTTCGAGGTGGAGAACCCGAGCAACGCCGGGCTGTCGGCGGAATACGGTGTGCTGCGGGACATGGCCAATGCCCGCCTCAGCACCGGTAGCAAGACCAACGGAACGGTCCTGGGCTTTGCCTCGGGGTCGAGCAACATCGCTTCCAGCGAGATCATGCTGTTCATGCGCTCCTGTACCGGTGCCATCAAGGCCCCGATCGAGGAGTTCTGGAGTCGCGCCCTTACATTGTCGGCCAGGTTGTTCGGGTTCGATGTCGTGGTCAAATTCACTTTCGACCCGATCGACCTGCGCCCAGACAATGAACTGCTCGCCTTCAAGCAGACCAAGCAGATGATGATCCTGGAGCAGTTGAGCCTGGGCATGATCTCGGACGATGAGGCCTGCCTGCAACTGACCGGTTCGCTGTCACCGCCCGGCATGAAGCCGCTGTCCGGGACTATGTTCAAGCAGCCGACGCCACCGGCTGCAGAAACCGGCAGCCCCTCGAACAGTGGCAGCACGCTGAACCAGAAGCTGGCACCGACTACGCCGAGTACCGGGCGGGGGCAGAACAAGAAGGCAAAACTGAAAGTTGTGCCTACGATAGCCTCTGCAAATCCTAAGCCACAAGCATGATAGTTTCCAGCTATAATGGGGCCTGTGCAACCCTGGGCATAGATGAAATTCTCGCCCTACTCGAAACGAGGTGAGAGATGCCTGAGCAGTTCATGAGCCAGACAATGATCAACGCCATTATCGGGGGCTTCGCAGCCGCCGTGGCCTTCATCCTCCGGGTGATCTGGGAGGGGCTTAGGGAACTCCAGAAAGCGGACGTGGACTTGACTGCGAAGATCAGTGAGATTCAGTTGCTGGTTGCAGGGAATTATGTGAAGAAGGACGAACTTGACGCAGTCATCAAGGCCTTGTTCACAAAGCTGGACAAGATTGAAGACAAGCTGGACAAGAAGGTAGATCGCGGCTGACCCATTGCTTGGAGGTTGTCATGAACGTAGATGACCGCTCTAAAAGTTTCGACCTTGAGGCATACCTTCGAGGGTTCCTCGGGTCAGTAGTGAGGTTTGGGGCAGTGGCCATTCATGGGCAGAATAAGTGCGGACAGTATGCCGGCTGGGGCGTGAACCACATTGGTCAAAGAGATGGCCAGAAGAATAGGAGTTTGTGATGGCACTGGTACGGGCACATCCTCAACTGTTAGTTGAGACCAACGACAAGAAAAGTATTGGCTACGAAGCTGATGGACGTAAAGTGGCCTTGGCCAGTATTGATAATATGGCTAGTATTCAAGGTGACATGAATCTGGCTGTTGCTGCATCCCGTGACGCCTCGCTGAGCGACAACGGGAACATCCTGGTATGCAGCTCGGCTGTCGCCATTGTCATCACAGTAAAGTCAAAAGCGCTGATTGGGTGGGACGGAGCTGTGAGCATTGTCCAGTATAGGGACGGCGTAGGGGCTGTGACATTTGCTGCTGGCGCAGGGGTTACAATTCGTGGTGACCTATCAACACCAGCCCAGTATGGTTTCAAAGGCATTTGCAGAATCCCCACAAAGACTGATGAATGGGCGGTGTTCTAGATGAACCCATGGATGCGTAACCTACTGTGTGGGGGTGGTGGCGGCGGCGGTGGCGCAGCCCTGCCGCCAACCGGGCGCACCATGCTGGCCAATCTCACGTCTTCGCTGATCCTGGACGAAGGCACAGGTGGCCCTACATGGTCCCGCGCTACGAAAGCCTGGGGATTCAACGAACTCGGGTATCTGGTGGAACTGGCGTCGGGATGCGCGTTCTTCGGTGGGGCGAGGCTGGTGCGGAATAGAGTGGTTACTAAAAGCGAAGATTTCTCTAATGCTGCTTGGGGCAAAACAAACATTACTACGGCATCTGTAGTAGATGTCCCAGCTAAGTATACGACTGCATTTTCTTTGATTCCGACAGCCGTACCTGGCCAACACTATATCTCAAATACCGCAGGTACGCCGGTTTCGACTACTGGGACTGCCTACATAGTATCTGTTATTGCTAAAGCCTTCGGATACTCACATCTATTCTTTTTTACATCCAATGCGGCTGTGTACTTTGACCTCTCTGCCGGAACTGTTGGAAGTGCGACCGGAAGCAGTGTCGGGAGTACCAGCATTATCAGTCTCGGGAATGGGTGGTATGAATGTCGTATTAGATGTATTAACTTGACTGGGACAAACTTTGAGATTCACTCGACGCCGAGCAATGGAGTTTTTAACTATCTGGGTGACGGCGTATCTGGAGCCAAGATATCAGCAGTTTCGTTCGTTGATGTCACCAACTACGACGCCTCCTACGTTCCAGAGTATGTCTCAGTCGGCGTACTCTCCGCACCATTCCACGGCGCAGGTATCGACGGTGCTAAGTACTTCGAGACCGACTGGCAAGGCGCGCCTATTCCAGCGGCGAATCTTCTTGGGTTCAGGGAAGAATCAGCGGCAACGAATAATCTGCTGCACTCCAGAGATCTGAGCAATGCAGCGTGGTCGACCAAGACGAATATTACTGCGGCTAAGACAGCAACCGGCCTAGACGGCATCGCCAACACAGCAACAACTCTAACAGCCACCGCAGCAGACGCCATCATCCTGCAGCCGATCACACTGGCTTCTGCAGCACGTTGTGCCTCGGCTTATGTCAAGCGCAGGACTGGAACCGGGACTATTTCCTTTACTCAGGATGGAGGAGGTTCCTGGACAGACATTACGTCTCAGATCAACAGCAGCACGTGGTCGAGAGTACAGATCACTGCAACACTGGCTAACCCATCGGTTGGTTTCAAGATCAGCACGAGCGGCGATGCGATAGACGTGGACTGCGTGCAGAATGAGGCGGGTTCGGTAGCTACGAGTCCGATTGTTACGACGACTGCGACGATTACAAGGAATGCGGATTCGCTGACGTTCCAGACGGCTAGTAACATTGATTTTGCTGTGGGGACTCTTTATTGTGAAACACAGATTGCCTCCTCTTTGACGTCTCGAAGGGCGGTACTCGTTGGTTCAGATGGGTTTTCATACATCAACACCGGAGACGCCAATACCGTATGGAAAGCATATGATGGAACGAACATAGTAATAAAAAGCGGGCTATCTGATATTTCCACAGGAAAAAGAAAACGCGCCATTGCTTGGGGAACAGGGCTAAAAGTGACGGGTGATGGTCTATCCCCTGCGTCTGGCTCATTTGACGGATCTTTTGGGTCTGGTGCTACAATTATAATCGGGCAGTCCATCAACGGCTACGTCGGCCCCGTCGCCATCTACAACTACCAGATGACCGACGCAGAACTACAGGCGATTACAGCATGAGCAATATCCTAGCCACACTGCATCCCTATTCTAATATTCCTCCCGGCTCTGTCTATCGCGGAAACGGCAAGTTCGATATTCTTGAGCCAGCGCCTTTTACTCTTGTTAATGTAAAGCGCAAGGATGTCAATAACGCTGGCACAGCTACTTTCACTGCTCCCGGCGAGACAATAAAGACTCGACTGGAGTTGCGGAAGCTCGCACTGGCTGAGCATAAAGCGCAGAAGCTCAAGGCTATCGCACTACGACGAGAAGAGGTAATTGCCGCACGTTACCTTGATCTGACTACGAGAATCGCAGCGCTTAACGTGTCGATAGCTGGCACTCAGCAGAACATCGATACTCTGAATGCTCAGATTACGACCATTACTGCGGACCTCACAGCCTCTAATGCTCTACTGGCTACCAGGGCAACCGCTCTTGCTACTGCGCAAGCAAGTCTGGCAGCAGCTACTACACCAGAGCAGGTGGCTACTAGGACTGCAACTCTTGCCACAAGACAGACGCAGTACGACACGGCACTGGCTGCACGCGAGGCTGACCAAACAAGGCTGACCACTCGCCAAGGCAATCTGGCGAAGAATGAATCTACTCTTGCGACTCGTACTGCGCAACTGGCAACGCTGCAATCCACGTTCGACATCTTCAAGCTGAAAAGAGGCATCGCATGATTCGCGTGATTTATCAGCCAGCGGTCGATGAGCTTATCCCCGACATCGTGACGTACTACCGGCTGCCCGTGTCCGGGCTCGACGTGCTTGACGTGCTCGTACCAGACGACTGGGACACTGACGGAACGGTGTTGTACTCGTCGGACAACTTCGACGAAGACGGGGGCCCGACCCTGGCCCGAGAAACCTTCATCACCCACCA